CCCCTGATCAGCTTGTGCAGGAATACCTCCATCTGATAATGAAACTAAAGTCCAAGATGTTTCACCCGGCCAATTATCTAATGTTATTTCAATTGTTATTTCATGATCAATAGGATCACAATTAGTTGGATTAGCACAACCCCCAGTATCTATAGTTGCCCAAGGATTATAAGATACTTGGTTTGGATCCATACAACCAGGAATACAAGGATAAGGTGTATGCCATATAGTATCTGATGTTAAACCACTTTCATATTGAAGTACTAAATAGTGAGGAACATCCCAATTAGGAGGCATTTGCCCATTACCTGCATAAACTGCAAAATTATTATATCCATTAGAAGAAAGCCATTGACCATTATATGTATAAGGTCCTGCTCCATCTGCATTACCATAATTAACTGCATCTACATTACATCCATTATCTTGAGGATCAGTAAACCATTCAAATACAATAACTGCTTGATCGTCCCAACACATTTGCCATGTGCTATCATTTAAAAATCCATTACAAGGAGTTGGTGGACAAGGTAAATTACCACACACATCAAAACAATGGGTTAGTTTAAATTCTCCAGTATTAGTATAAGTACCATTATCAATTAATTCTTGTGGTACTAGTACTTCTCTTACTGCTCCTCCTGTTAACCCATAATCATTTGGATCAGCTAAACAACTAGTATCTGCATTAGGTCCTCCTTCCCATAGTGTATAAGGTAATCCATTTGTACCAAGAGATGTTACTTTAAATCTATAAAATACATCTATATTTTGACCTGAAGGATAAGATATATTAATATTTTTTTTCCATATATCATTATTACCAAAATCCTGCATGGGTATATCAACCCAATTAGCAACGTTTGTTTGTACAAATACTTGTACAGAGTTAGGATTAGGTACACTATCTATAATATCATTTAGGTCTAACCTGAAAGTGACTGGGGCTGTTGTTTGTGCGAAATTAACAGTTGTAAATAAACTTAGAACTGTTAAAAAACTAAATAAAATTCTTTTCATAAGCTGAGTTAGTATAACGATTATACATATTACAACTTTTTATTTACTTTAGTCTGTCTTGTAGTTTTTTTCTTAAAGATTCTTGTAAAGATTCATAAGCGCCCGAGTTAGCTACTTTATCTTCTTCTTCAGCATACTTAGTATTAGCATTAGATACGTTTAAGTTAACTTCATCATCTTCTTCTAAAGAAGTCATTCTACTATCTCTCATAAGTATATTATAAGCAAATTTATCAATTTGACTAGGACCCATTTTATTAATAGATTGTTTTAATTTAAACTTTTTCTCCCTAGAAGCTTTAGGAAGAATGTTTATATAAACATGCATTAATTTTCTTTTTTCTTCCAAATCTTTTTCCCCTACAATCCTATTAACTAAGCCCGTAAAATCTTTATATCCTTTTCTATAATATAAATCTAAATCACTATATTCCTCATTAACTGATTCATACATTCTAAAGTATCCTAATTCATCTTTAACATCGATTATTTTGCTATCTATGGCTCTAAGTTCTTTTTCAGCTGCCATTAGCCTTTCACCAAGTTCATCTGCTATTGGACCTCCTTCAGGTTCAGCTGTTTGTTCAGTTTCAACTCCTATATCCTCTATTCTCATTAAAACCTCTTCTCTTTCATCTTTAAGGTTCTGAAGTTCTTGTTTTAGATTTATTTCAGCATCTAATTTATCCATAAATGAAGAACCATATTTTTTATCTAATTCTGCTTGTTTAGCTTTTTCTTTTTCAGCAGCCATTTTAGCTGCTCTTGCTTTAACTAAAACAGGATCATTCATATCTTCTTTTAAATCTTCAGGTTTAACCCAAAAAGCCTCATATTTAGCTCCCGTCCAATGTAAGGTATTTGGTCTGATAGACACCATAGTATCTCCTTCAAAATTTTTAATACCTTGAACTGTATGTTCTTCATCATTATAAACAACTACATCACCTGATTCAACTTCATTTATAGGGCCAGCTGGTTTTAATTTATCTGTGTTTTCAGGATCAACTTTACCATCTTCTCCATAACCACAAGTGCCTTCATTAGTACCAAAATGTGATGATTGAGTGCCACCTTGAGGTTTAATTAAATCATTAGCATAAGCCATAAGAGATTCTGGTTTTTCAAATACAGGTGTGCCTTTAAGTTCTCCACTTTCAATATCAATTACTCTATATTTAGCTCTATCAGACATTACTTTTTCTAACTCAAATCTATATTCATCACTATATCTAGATGTAAGTTCTTTAGGCCATTCTCCCATGTTTTCATTTAAAGCATCTATTTTTTCTTTATTTTTGAAATAAAAATCTCTTACTTTAGAAGGTAAAGTAACCATAGCAGAACCTCTTTTTTTATAACTTTTAATTTGCTTTATCATTTTTTGCTCAGTAGAACTAAATTCTTCCCTCATAGCCATTCTTCTTTCAAATTCCTTTTCTGTGTCTCTATTTAGGTAACTTAGAATATCTTGTTTTTGAGCAATACTTAATTTCTTATATCTTTCACTGTCAAATGGGTTATCCTTAAGAAATTGATCTAAATCTTCTTTACTGTGGAATCCATCAGGTAATTTGTTTTCATTAAGATTCGCTGCATCTTCAATAGCAGCTAATGTATCACGTGATCGTATAACACTTATACCCGAATAAGTAGGTTTCTCATAATATGGATTAAAATCAGTAGCGAATCTTTTTAAAGATTCATGTGCAGCAAATACCCCACCAGGTAAATTATATATAACTGTTCCTTTAGGTAATGTTATATCAACATAATCCCCAATTCGAGCACCTTCAACATCTTTTTTTAATACTAATTTTCTATCTGAGTTTAATGAATAAGTAACACCAGCTTTTGTACCAGATACAGGCATTGTTCTTATTTCATTTAAGGGGTTCCCTAAATGAGCTTCTTTTATTAATTTTTTAAAATCTTTCATAATTTGATCATATGCTATAAATATTCAACTACTTCTGCTTCTTGCACCGTTTCGCAAAACATGTAATGTGTTTTACTGCTTAATACATGATCACAATGGTATATTTTTTTCATAAACTCTTTAAGTTGACTTTTATCTGGAAAATTATGGTGTCTAACTTCTCTAATTATTCTGTATAAGTGGCCTTGGTGATGAAAATATTTCATTTCCAAAGTACTTGAATTGATATTAAAACTAAAGAAATTGCTATTGAAACTATTGTTTTAGTAGTAAAACCTTCTCCAAATAACCAACTAACCATTAGGGCATAAACTACAATACCAATACCAAACCCTATAAATCTAGCTGGCCATAGTAAACCATCAGTACCATTTACTGTATATTTTGTGCCCCAAATGTAAAAGAATGAAAGTATAAAACCACAAGCGGCTATTACCCATTCATTATTTTTAAACCAATCCCATTTAAATTGACCATTTAGCTGTAAAAATGCTCCTGCATGACCTAAAGCAAAAAATAGCATTCCATATAATATATTAATATTCATATTATTGTTGTATATTCCATCTTGTTATTTTAAATCTATGACCTGCACTTTTTAAAGCACTATTTAAATATAATACTATAGTTTCTTCAACTTCTGTATCAAACATTTCCATCAAATTTTTACTATCGCTATTATATAACTTTTTCATAGTTTTCTTAACATAAGGGATAAATTTTTCCCTAGTTAAATTATCATCTACAAATATAGTATAAACAATTTCTTCTATCATTGTTTTAACTTTATTATTAGCTTCTTCAGTAAACATCCCAAAACCACTCTCTTTAGGGTTTGATGCTATAAAATCATCATAAGTCATTATCCTAAAAGTAAATTATTATTTTCTAAACCGACTTTCCAAAATCTCATTAACCATAATTTTCTTGTTTTATTTTCAATTATGGTTTCATCACCAAATTCATTTTTTTCCATTGAATAAGTAGCAACCATAGCTATACCTGAATCAAACCAATCTCTAGCTTCATCCATTCTACCTTCTTTAACTGCTAATTGACCTTTTTGCCATGCTTTAGTGATGGGGAACTCTGTATTTTTATCAAATTTAATCATAACTCTTATTTTGTTTTTATTGTTTTATTTTCTTTTATATATTCTAGTGTAGGATAAAATCCATCTTGTTGCATTTTTTTAAATCTTGCTCTAATAGATTTATATTTTAATAATCTTTGACCTGTATGGGGATGTAAAGCTATTTTATCAAATGCAATTTTAACTTGATTATATAAATCTTTATTAGTAACTCTCCAAGAAAAACTCATAGGAGTATAACCTAAATCTCTACATAATTCATAATGATCATAGTAAGGAGATTCTATTAATTGTGCTTTTCCATCAATTTTAACATAATGGAAATTAGCGTAAAATGAAGGTAATCGTGTTTTATTATACATAACTTTTATTTATTTTTACGGCGTGAATATACGAACCCTATTTCAGGGAACCAAATATTTGCCATGAAATTTTTAAAGAAAATTTAAGCTGGGCCTACTAATCCTGGGGTTTTTCTATCTGTTTGAGCTACACCAGTAGAAGTTAATTTTAAAGAATCATCATCTGGATCCGTAGCACTTTTAAGTGTCCAATCTCCTGATCCTGTATCAAATGTAGCATTTTCACCCATTCTATACCAACCTTTCAAATTAGAAGATAAAACATAATTATTTAAGTTTCCATTTGTATTCCAATTATATAGGGCGGATACATTAGTTGGTCTTAATACTGTATCCCATACAGATACTTCATCAATTTTTCCATGATATTCTTTAATTCCAGGACCTGATGATGCATTACCAATAATAAAATTTTCTGTTGCGGCAGGTGTAAAAGTTCCTGCAACCTTGTGATTTTGTATTTCAACATTAACTCCATTAATAAATAATTTCATTTGTCCAGCTATTCCTAAACTAGGGTCAAAAGTTGCTACAATATAATAGGGAGTATTAGGCGCTAATTCATTAGTAGCCCCTGGTTGAATGTCTACTTGACAAGTACATTGAAATATTTTATTATTACTAACACCAAACACTCCTCTTAATTTTACAGTAGTTGGGTCTGTATTTACAGCTCTTTTAATATATAAGGCATATCCTTCAACGAATCCAAGACCAGGAAATTTAAGTTTATCAACTATATAATAATCTTTTTCACCTGATCCTGTGTTAAAAACATCCGCATCTATTGTTACCCATGCTGATATGCTTATCTCTCCAGTTAGATTTAAAGCAGTAGTATTTCCTGCAACATATACACTATCACTATTTCCATTAAATTCAAAACAGAATGGATTAGTGAATGGAGAAGAAGATCCTGATTCTCTTCTATTTAATTCATCAGGTGTAACATTTATAGTTGTAGCCCCATCTTGATAAACAACACTACAATCACCTGCTCCTCTAATAATTACATCTGATATAGGAACTGATACTGAAGATGTAAATTCAAAAGAGGAATTACCTTGAGGAATAACTATACCTAATTTATAATCATTAACTACTATATCATCTCTAGAAATATTTGAAAAAGATGAAAATGTAGCTCCTGAAAAATATTTAGAAGTTGAAGATGGGACAGGGTTTATCCCCAATAAAGGATCTAAAACAACATATGAACTTCCTTCTGATTGGTTATTAAATGTGAATGTAGGCATAATTTAATATATATACTATAAATATTGAAAATTAATTTACTTTTTATTTTTTTCTTCTTTTTACATTAGCTTGTTGCTCTATAACTAGAGCTAACATCTCTTTTTGTTCATCTTTTGCTGTAGCCCACCTCCAAGCTGCAGTGGTTTGGTATCCTTGTATTTTATTTTGTAAAGAATTACAAGTTTTTGCAAAAGTTTCTTCAAGTTCTTCTTCATCTATAACTTCAATTTCTATTCCCAACTCCTCAGCTTTAACATACATTCCCAAAACATTTTCATCTTCATACATGGAATTTAAATCTTTAAAATCATCTTCTGTTCCCCCTTTATCTGGATGGAATTCCTTTGCTAATTCTTTATATAAATCTTTTCCTTTTTTTTCTGGTTTTGGTTCTAAATTTTCTAGATCTGATTCTTTTGATGAAGTAGTATTTAAATTTTGAATTGGGGGTGTTATTTCTACTTGGGGAGTAATAAAATCCTCATGAAACTTAATAGTATACTTTTGCATTTTTTCAGCAAATTCGCTTTCTTCAGTTTTTAAATACTTGTATTTATATACCCATTTTTTATAAGACATACTTTTCCTTATATTTTTCTATAAATGAAGATCCAACTGATAGTTCTAAAATTTCATTATCTGTTATTTTGGAAGGTATCCCTGGTAAATTACCCGCTTCTAAACCATCTATAACCTCATCTATATTTTTAGTTTTATAAACTTTCATTTTTGTTTTAGCGTTTGAACGGTTTGACGTTTTAAATACTAATACTGTTGGGTATAAATATGATTTCTCTCTAGCCATTTTTACATTTTTTATTTATGAAATCTCCTTCATCTATTGATTTAAATAGGTGACAATACTTACAAACTAACTGGTAATTGGATGGTTGTTCACCTTCTAATGTACCCTTGATTTTAGGGTTAATATGATCAACATCCATTCCTTGTATTAAATCTCTTAATTTACGATGAGGAAATCGTTTTTGCAAATCATCTCCACATTTCTCGCATATTGTGCCTTTTCCTTTTAATATTTTTTCTAATTTATACATTAGCCAAGGTCTTCTAGGGGCATTTCTAACCCATTCTTTATATTGGATATGAGTAGAACAATAAGTTTTAGCTTCTTCGTTACACCAACTTACTTTACACACCTTTTTCCTTTTTTGGTACCTTTATTTTGTTTTTTTTCTAGCTTTAATTTTTCAGCTATTATTTGCCTGTATATAGGACTTTCCATTTCACAATAATATCTACCTTTCATTTTTTATTTTTTTCTTCTAATGCTTTAATATGCTTACATCTTCTATCCTTTGCTCTCCATGTACCAGGACAAGTACAATAATAATTACCTGAATCTGGATAATACTTAGTTTCATATGTAATATCACCTGAACTGCTGATATTAGTTTCTATTATTGGTTTAGTTCGTTTTTCTTTTTTGGGTCTTATTAATTTAATATCCTCTAATGTTGTTTTAGGGTGTACTTTTTGCATTGTTGGTAATATAAACTTATCACCATTTCTATCAGTGTATAAAGCAGGGCTTAAATAAGCATGCTCTACTTCATAATAAAATCTTTGTACATTTATAAATGAACCTAATCCTTTTGGCTTGCATGAAAATGCTGAAGTTGGGCTGTGAACTATTCTAGTTCTTAAATTGCCATATTTGTTTAAATTTTGAAATTTGAATAATGCCATAACCTTAATTTTCCGTGAATGTACGAAAAAAAATTCAGGTAGCCAAGGATTTCACAATAGAACTTACAGCTTTTTCAGCTTTTTTTTTATCTAAAAAATCCATTGCTTTTTTTATTTTAGCACACTCTTCATATTTTTCTTCTTCCTCATATGCCTTTAAACTTTCTTCTAATGTATGGTGAAAGTCATTTTTATCAATGGTAATATCATATACTGCATCTTCATCTGTACTTATTACACTCAAAGCATGGTGATGACGTTTTTTACTAGTAAGATTTTTTAATACTGTGCTAACTAATGCTTCGTATACTCTAAAATCTCTTGATCGGATTAATTTTTCAAATTCTTCCGCATTTTGTACTTCAAATTCTCGTGCCATGTTAAAACAATTTTAAAAAATTAGTATCTATACTTTTATCCTTTAATTTGCTAAAATATTCATCTTTTTTAAGCATTTTAGTAGCCTGTCTTTCAAGATGTTTTGATTTAGTATTTTTAAAGTCCTTGACTATTTTATCGTGTTTACGATTTTTTTTCATCGCATATAAATATAAGGAAACAAAATGGAATTACCAAATTATCTATATGAAACTAGATTGTAAGGATCATCCTCGTCTGCAGGATTTTCACCATCCAGACCTAACTCCCGTAGTCTTTGTAAATGATAGTCGTCTAGTTGCATATCTACAGCATCAGTAGTTTTAGTAACTGACTTATTATCTTCTAATTTCTGTATATCTCTTTCAGTAAATACTTCTCCTATAAATAAAAAATAACAATTATAACATAAAAATTCAATATTATCTAAATTATAGTTTAGTTTATTTTTATCCTTAAAATGTAATATTAAGGGTACTTTATGATCAGTTACTCTATGCTCCGTAAACCCACAATTACCACAGCATTCTTCTAGATAACCCTCTGTTGTTAATCTATATTTTAATTTATCAGGTGAAAATGAAGCTGGGTTTAATCTGCCTTCTATTATATCTAATAAAGCAGGTTCTTTTTTACCATTATTTAAAAATTTGGGTATGCCCTTACCACTTTGGTTTTTATGTACTTCAAATAAAGTTTTACCCGTTTCCTCATCCACATACAGTTTCATATAACGCTTCAAATGGTGGTATGAGCAATTTAAGTATCTAGCAGCTGCTTTAACTGATTTAGTCTTATCCATAGCTGCTAAACACATATCTTTTGATATGGGTTTGGCTGCAGGCAATTAATTATCTGTTTCTACTATTGTGAAAGGACCTTGTAAATTATCCCTATTTTGTTTATTAGGTCTAATTTCAGATTTAGTTTTATTTTCCATCTCTTCATATCTCTCAAATTGTTCTTGTGTCATTACTTCTAAATCAACCCAAGTATGATCACCTGTTCCTCTCATTACAGGTATACCTCTTTTAGCTGATACTGTAGAACAATTAACACAAACATGATAACCTAATTCTCTTCGTTTTACAGGCATAGGTCCACCACATTGAGGACATTCCATCATTTCTAACTTTTCCATTGTTTTTGTTTGATACATATATTAATTTTTAAATAACTTTAATTTTTTACAAACGTTGTATACTTGTAAAGGTGTTTTTGCTTTATACCTTTTACCAGTTTTTTTATCTTCTATATATTGTTCTTCATCATTAAGTTTAGCTCCGTTAACATACCAAAATATTACTTCACCTACTTCTAAACCATAATGCTCATATACCATGTCTTCTATTACTTGAAAATATAAATCTTCATACATTATAAGATTTAAACCATACTCTGTGAATATTTTATCAGTACGTTCTTGTATTGAAACTAACCTATTTACTAGATGAATAAAAAATTTTTTATGTTTATTTTCTATTTTTTTTGGATTTTCTTCAATTTGAAGCTTTAAACCGCCAATAATAATTGATTTTTTTGGTTTTTTATCTTTCATACTTAATTAAGTCTTTAGAGTAATCTGTTATATTATTAATTGTAATTTTTAAATTACCTAATTCAAATGTACCTATTTCTCCACTATCTTGCACAATAGCATTTAATTGTTGAATTAATTGAAAATCCTGTTGGGTAAAATTATTACCATCAATCTCAACTATTATATCTCTTCCACCATTAAACCATGGTTGTAATGCTTCTTGTAACTGTAGGTTAGAATTAATAATATTAACACATTTTTTATAAACAGGACTTAATATTGGATGGTGATACTCATTATTTTGGATCCAACATCCCCATTTTTTTAAATAATGATTTCTAGCTCTTGAAGTCATACTATGAAATTTAATATCAGTAGTTACTTGCTCAATTCCATCTTGGAATTGTCCACCTCTACAAGTTAAATGATATACTAAAGCATCTCTACTTTGAATTAACCTCATATCATTAAGCAAAAATCTATTAAATATATCTGAGTCTTCATGGTATGAATGAAATTCTTCATCATGCATTCCAATTTCTAATATTTCACTTTTATAGCATGCCCAAGGAGCAAATATACCATAAGTAACTTGATCTTTATTTTCTTTTTTAACAGTTTCTACAAACTTATTAAACTCATTTTCTTTAAAATCTTCGGGATACATTCCAAAATCTTTTACTATTTTTTCTTTCCCCTCAGGATGTAAAGGTGGTTCAATTCTAGTACCAGCTACAACTGTTTTTAGTTTTAAATGTTTTATTAAATTTACATCAAATCCTTTACCCATGAACATATCAGCATGAAACATACAAACTATTTCATTTGAAGCTTCTTCTATACATCTATTGTATCCCGCAGCTATGCCCTGAGGATTTTCTTCAGGATTAGATAAGTATTTAATATTATTTTCTTTTAACCATTTTTCTGTCCCATCATTATCTTGGTCTACCCAAACTATAATTTCATTATCTAAGGTAGAATTTTTTTTAATACTTATAACTGAGGATTTTAAATATCTTAGATTATTTTTACTTGGTATGCAGAATGTTATTTTTTCCATTTATACTGAGTTTGGTTTTCTATTATTTTAATTTCTTTTTGATGTTTACTAGGGTTTAATAGGATACAATCTTCTTGATATTCAGTACAAAGGAGTCTATATGTAACATATCCCCAATCTTTTAAAAGTCTAATAACTTTTTGGTCTTCTTTAGAAGTAGGATAATTCTCTAGAAATATTATAGGGTTATGATTTTTAACAGTGTTTTCACCCCCTATAAGGGCTTTATATTCAAATCCTTGAACATCTAATTTTATAAAATCTAACTTTAAAAGACCTAAACTATCTAAAGTTATAGTTTGTACTTCTTCTTCTCCTTCTTTAGAATCAGTTAATCCTCTACCCCCCCAATTTATACAATTAGGACTAAAAACTTGTTTTTGTAATGGAGTCATTTTTAAATTACTTTTCTTATCACCTAATCCTAATCTATACTGTTTAACTATTTCGGTACAACCATTAAATAAAATATTAGTAGATAAAACATTAAATATTAAAGGTTGAGGTTCAAAACAATATATCTCTCCTTCATTTGCTAGTTTAGCAAATTGAACACTATGAAAACCAATATTAGCTCCTCCATCTACAACTGTAAAGTTAGGTTTAATGAGTTGGGAATAAAAATAATATAAATGAGGTTCCCACACTCCATAATTATGAATAGTATTACTAATAAGATCTTTTTCAATTAGACAAAAATAACCAAAATTAGATTGTTTAAAATTTAAATTCATTTATTATTTATTTATTTATTGGTACTGGTTGGTATTTATTAGGTTTAGAACAAAAATAATGATTAATAATTTGAGTTTGGATTTCCCCTCTACCTGCATCAGAATGAAATATGCTAGACTTTTGATTTACTTTAGGATTTTCTTTCATCCAAAAATCTTCTCTAACTAAAGTATAAATAGGAATGTCATTCATATGGGCATATACACCTATCCAGGGATCTAACATATTAGGATATTCTAAAAAATCATCTATGGGAATTTCCCATAACATATCTGAGGTAAACATCATTACTCCTGTTCCCCCAATATGAACTGCAAATTTCTGATTGCATCCTCGAGTAAAAAATGTTGGAATATTATTATTGCGTTCTGTTTCTTTATAATAATTTAAAATAGGATAGGATTTATATAACCCAGTATGTGATGATTGAAAAGACCCTTCTGTGTAATTTTTAATATTGTGTTCTATGTAATTACTAGGGTAAATAATATCATCATCACAAGTAAAAAAATAGAAATCATTAAATTTATCTATTACCTCTCTAATTTTAACCTTACCTACTGCCCCTATATTTTCTTTACTTAGATGAAAAGTAACATTTTTTTCTACCACATTAGGTATTTCTTTGTACCCATTTAACCATACATAAATGTGATCTACTTGGGGAGATAAACACTTAATTGTATCTTTTAGCCCTTCTACTCTATCAGGGGTACTTGCTACTCCTACTATATTTATTTGTCTTTTACTAGCTTCCATCCTTGTTTAATTTGTTATTTATAAACTTTGCCAATACTCAATCATTTCATCTATCATAGTTTCAAAAGTATATTTAGGTTCCCAACCTAACCCTCTTAATAAAGTAGAATCACCTTTTAAATCTTTTAATTCTTCGGGACGTAAATATTTAGCATTAGTTTCAACATATTCTTTCCAATTTAAATCTAGTTTACTAAAAGTATACTCTACTAAATCTTGTACTGAATGAGATATTCCGGTAGCACAAACATAATTATTAGGTGTATTTTGTTGGAGTATCATCCACATGGCTTTAACATAATCTTTTGCATGTCCCCAATCTCTGGTTGCCCCTAAATTTCCTAATACTAATTTGTTTTTTAAACTTTTTTTAATTTCAACTGCGGTTTTGACAACTTTATTAGTTACAAAATTTGTCCCTCTTCTCGGGGATTCATGATTAAAAAGAATTCCATTACAAACAAATAAATCATATGCATTTTTGTAATTGTTGCAAATATTATAAGAATATACTTTAGCACAACCATATGGAGAAACTGGACTCATTGGGGTTGTTTCTCTTTGATATCCATCTCTATCAATATTATTTCCAAACATTTCAGAACTACTTGCTTGATACATTTTTGCTTTAGGACACGTTAAACGTATTGCTTCTAGTAAATTTAAGGTGCCCATTGCAATTGAATCTGTTGTATATATAGGTTGATCAAAACTAATCCTTACATGTGATTGAGCCGCTAGATTATAAATTTCATCAGGTTTACATAATTGTAATACACGAATAAGTGATGACATATCTGTCATATCAGCATACTCCAATTTGACTTGTTTAAATAATTCATTTGGGATACGAGATGTTTGATTTTCTGCAACTGAATTTCTTTTTAGTATGCCCCATACCTTATAATTTTTTTTAATTAAAAGTTCTGTTAGGTATGAACCATCTTGTCCGTTTATTCCTGTTATCAGTGCTGTTTTCATTTTTTTAATCCCATTTTTTCAAATATATTTTCATACATCCAATTTTCTATTGGTGAACTATATTGTTTAGCTATTTCAAAATTTATTTGTGCGTATGGAAGCATATTTTTATATAATTTTTCTCCTAATTCATTATAAATTTTTGGAAAATCTTCTATATCGTTCATTATAATCATTCCACGTGTATCAAAATAATCTCCTATAGAAGGCATACCCCAATATATTGGTATAGTTCCTGCCATTATAGGGTTAATTAATTTTTCTGAGAAGTGGAAATCTCTTTTCATATTTTCCATTGCAATATGGAATTTATAATCTTTTAATCCATCAAGTATATTATCAATTGGAGCATACCCCCGTCCCATAACATCAATATTTTCCCCCCACCTTTGTATTAACTCATGCCTCTTATAATGATCAGGAACATTTCTTTTATTAGAACATATAATGCTTATGAGTTTAGATTTTTTATAAAACTTTCTATCTTTAGGTTCAAACCAACAGCCCCCAAATGGATAAAAAATAAAATTTTCTCCTCTATCTAGTAGTGTCTTTTCATTTACTAATACATAATCAAATAAATGATTATTTTCAGAAACCCAATTATAAATGTGTGGTTGTTTAATATATGGCTCAACTAACCAAGCTATACGCTTTTTATGCCCTTCTATATTTACTTTAGTAAGGTTCTTATCTGTATAGAAAACTAAATCTTCATTTGGTGATACATTAAAATCCCATTCAATGTATTTTGATATTTCAAAGTCAATGTGACCAGGACTATTATTTGGTGCTCCTGTATTATCTATAATTTTTATTTTAAGCTTTTTCATAGTTATTTTGTTTGTAAATAGGGATCAATAAAATTTTCGGATGACTTTATTTTTATTATATTTGTTATTTTTAATATATCCTGTTTAGATAATAATGGGTGATTTGGAACATAAAACCCATATTTATCTATTATATCAGCATTAGGTAATTTTAAACTTCCATATTCTTTTCTATAAAAGGGTTGTGTCCCCATTGATCCACAAATCATAGGTCGGACTTCAATGTTTGATTTTTGTAATTCCTCTACCATAGAATCTCTATTTTTATGAATAATAGGATATGCCATAGATGAAACAAAGTTACCACATGAATTAATGTTTAAGTTAATTGATTCTAATTCTTTTTGATATAAATGATAATTTTCATTTCGTCTTAAACAAAATTTATCTAATTTATCAATTTGATTTAACCCAATAAAAGCTTGTAAATCTGTAGATCTTAAATTAAATCCTGAATAGTAAAATGTATATAAAGTATTAAATTCTGAAGTGTTCCATTTTTCTTTTAAATTTTTTGAAAATTTAGTACTAGAATCTCTATCCCACCCATGACTTCTAATAGACTTTAAAATTTCAAACAATTCTTCATCATTAGTAGATACAAAACCTCCTTCAATAGTTGAGATATGATGTCCAAAATAAGTTGAAAAACTAGACATTAAACCATATGTTCCTAATTTTTTATTTTGATAAGAAGACCCCATACTTTCACATACGTCCTCTAATAAAATAACATTATATTTTTTACATAACTTTACTATTTGATCCATATTAGGAACTAACCCTAAAACAGAAACTAATAGTAAAACTTCTGGTTGGGATTCTTGAAAAATTTTTTCTAAATAGCTTAAATCAACTGATAGATTTTTAAGATTTATATCACATATTAAAGGAGTCATTCCTAATTGTATAACTGGGGCTAAATCCGTTGCCCATGAAACTGCGGGTATTACAATTTTAGAATTTCGTGATATTCTATTAGATTCTATTAATGCCCATAACATTAAAAGATTTGCAGAAGATCCAGAATTACAAAATACTGAGTGGTTGACCCCTAACCAATTTGACCATTTATTTTCTAAATCAATAGTTAATTTTCCTTTTGTTAATCTAGGATATGTTTTTAACCAACTAATTAATTTATCTATATCTTCTTTGTTTATTGTGTCTTTAACTAAGTTTATCATATACTTTTTTTATACCTTCTTCATAGGAAGTAAATCTAAAATCTGGGAATAGATTTAACATTTTTGTTATATCAACATCTTTTCTATATTGCCCATCTAATTTAGGTTTATTGTATTTAATATACAAATTTTTATTTAAAACTCCTAATGCTTTTTTAGCTAATTCGTGAATTGTTTGGTTTTTTGGATAAGCTATATTAAAATTTTCATAAATATTTTTATCAATCATTTCTTTAATAATACGTGCTAAATCTCCGGCATACATAAATTGCCTTAAAGGTTTTCCAGTTCCTAGTAAATTTAATTCTTTATCACTTGTTTTAATCTTTTTTAACAAGGCAGTAATAAAATGCATCTTTTTATCATTATCAAAATTATCATATTCACTATATAAATTGCATGGTGTAATATAATTGTACTCTGTACCATATTGTTTATTATATGCTTTAATTTGTACTGCTAAAACTCTCTTAGCATACCCATAACTAAAATTAGTAGGAGTAGGAGGTCCGTTAAACATTACCTCTTCTTTCATAGGATATAAATCTACCTGATCTGGGTATATACATGTACTTAATATTCCTATAAATCTTTTGACTTTATATTCATGAGAAACTTTCAATATGTTAGTATTCATTAATATATTATCATCAAAGTACTCTGCTGGTTTAGCAATATTATCTTGTATACCCCCAACCTTAGCAGCTAAATGTATAACTATATCAGGTGTATATGATGATATCAACCATCTAACCATTTTTATATCAGTAAGATCACAGTCTTTACTACTTAAATATGTAGCATTTGGTAATATTTCTTGTAAATGTTTTCCTACTAATCCACTTCCACCTGTAACAATAATTTTCTTCATCTTAATTTTTTTGCTGGAACACCTACAAAAATTTCATCTCTAGGTTCCAATAATGGTTTTACTACGGCCGCCTGAGCCCCAATTGTCTTATTATCACTAATAAATAATCCATCCTTAATAACACACCCAGTACCAAACTCATTACATACACCAATCTCAATATTTCCAGAAACATGAACGCCAGGGTTAGTTGTGCAATAATCACCAATTTTAGTATCATGCCCAACAGTTGTATTAAGATTTAATGTTACAAAATCTCCTAATATAACATTTGTAGTTACAATACATCCTGGCGAAATAATACCCCCTTTACCTAATGAATTTGTGTCGTCTAAAATAATAGCTTCTGGGTCTACAATAGTATCCGCGGGCTTTAGTCCATAACTTAATGCAGTCTCTACGAGTTTCTTTTTTATCTTTGGGTTACCAACCGCAACAATGAATGGATATTTATGATTAAATTCCCAATCCTTAACTACATGGAATATATTTTTACCAATTTTTATCGAATCTTGTCCATCATCTAAATCATTTACAAAAATGTATTCTGTAATTTCTGGTCTCGCTCTTTTTATATAAAAATAAAATTCTTTTGCCAAACCTGCCGCACCTAATATTATTATTCCAGACATTTTTCTATGAGTTAATTATTTTGTTAGTTTCAACCACTTTATCAATAACATAGTTTACATCAGAATCACTCATATTAACATGTAAAGGAAGTGAAATAATTTCATTACTTATCTTGAAAGCATTGGGACACGTTCCTTGTGCATTCGAGTAGAGCTGATATTGAGTATTGTCCTTATAATGTACCCCCGGAAATATATCATTTGCATTCAAAAATTCCATTACTTCATTACGATGTGATACTCTAATTTGATATAGATGTCTGGAAGAAATGCATTCTGAGTTATGGGAAACTATATTAATTAAAGGCTCGTCTTT